CGCGTACGAGGTTTGCTCCCCGGTTACTACTGGGTTGAGCCACCCGCAAAGCTCGCAATGCGGTATACAAGTTCTGAGCCACACCCCGCGAAGCTCGCAACGCGGACGAAAAATTCTGAGCACACAGGCCGTCGTGCACCATGGGGGTTGTCTGCACATTGTTGCATCAACTTCTAGTGTGTTCGATGGCTCGGCTTTCCGTGGCAGGCCGGTCCGTTCAATGGCCATCAATGGCATGAACGGCTCAGCCACCAACACGGACGATATGCCGAAAAAGGGGGGGGCCGATGTCCTTGACTCTATACTCGGTACCATCGAGGAGAAGATGGCTGCTGGACTCAAGCAACATGCTAAGTCCATGGAGCAACATCTCCTTGACAGTACACTGAGAAAGTTTGGGAAGTCACCATTGGTGAAAACCCAAGCAAGGAGCAGGACGAAGGCCCAACCCCAGGGGGCGAGTGCGGTGGTATCCCAACCTTCCGTTGCAGAGTTGAAGCCGGCCGGTAGTGTCACGGTCGGTGGCACAGGTAAGTTGCGCAGTAAGAAAGTCGTGAAATTCGATTCCATTATTGGCAATGTGTACTGGCCTGCATCTGCGACCAATAACGGATGGGAAACCACTCCGCTTCGCTTCTGCCCAGTGGCTGCTTACCCTCACCTTTATGAGGAGGGTAAAGAGTACCGGACGTACCGGATACGCAAGCTTAGGATCGAACTTATTCCTAACGACGTTGGCACAAAAGATGGTATATTCAATGGCACGTGGTCCATTGTCCCCAGTTACACATCTACTCCCCTTGCCGTAAACAGCATTAGGGAAGTGGAATGTAGCGGTGGTGTCCATGGATCAACCAATCGTCGGTTAGTGTTCGATTTCGACGCCGGGAGGATTAGCCGTGAACTGGTTATACCAAAACAAGGCTATACTCCCGACTACGAAAATACAGCTTGCAGTTTCACCGTGTGTGTCCAACGTGCTTCTGGTGCCAATGTCACAGATTACGCGTTGTTTGGAGAATGGAAAGTGGTTGGTGTCCTTGAGTACATGGACCCAATGTGCACAACTGAACGGTTTGGAACCCTGGATGCTTATGCAACTGGGGTGGTCCAAGCGAGTCCACTTGGCACCACACTTTCTGGGTTTCAAACAGCGGGATATTTGTGGGGTAGCTCTGTAGATGTGACCAATAAGAAGATAACCCTCATGGGTCTGCAAATTGGTGACAACATTGAGCTCGCGTTGGCTTACGTTGGGACTAGTGCCGCATTTTCATACACTTTTACGGACATTACGGTT